CCGAACAAGGGTTGATGATGGGCGCGGTACCGAAACCTCAGGGGATACTCATGGACTTGGGGGAGCCGGAGGAGGAAGAGATCGAGATGTCCAAGAAACGCCGTGGTTTGATGCGGTAGAAAGTGAGTGCAAAGATGGGTTCTGCCCCATGCCTCAACCAAAAGTTGACATGGTGAACCACCCACCACACTATTCCAACCCAAATAAAAAACTTGAGACTATCGACAAGATAGAGGATTCGGTTCAGTTCGCACCTAATCCTGTTCTTGGCGGCCTCCAGTGGCAGGCTTTGAAGTACTTAGACAGGCTTTGGTTGAAAGGTAATCCCAAGCAAGATGCTCAAAAAGCTCTGTGGTATCTCGAAAGATTAATCGCCAAACTTGACTAGAAAGGAGTTAGTTCTCTCCTTAATTCGTCATTGTCGTCGTCATCGTCATCTTCGTCGTCATAATCGCTACACATAATTGCCAGCTCAGTTAACTCCAACTGGGTTGGCACATCCCATTCCAACTCAACATTTTCATCTGCCAGTATGTCCTTGATGGCTGCCCATTCAATCATGCGGCGGTGATAGAGGTTCAACAAGGCAGCGTACAACTGATCCCAAGTAAGCTCTTGGGCCTCCAGCTCTGCTTTGCGCATTGCAAACTGCATTTGCAGCGGGAGTTCCAGTTCTTTTGGATGGACCGTTTCTTCCATTTTCATGCAGATCACCTAGGGATATTCTAGGTCCAGTTATCGATGGCAGCAATTAGCCTATCATTCTCCAGGTAATCAGCGTGAGCTTCGTCCAAGATAAAATCGTTGGCAAAAGCAGCTAGGATGTAAGGGTTTAGCTGTTCTTCTAGCCGTCTAATCGCTCTGATATGACGTGGCAAAGCAGAATAATTACAAAAAGCTTTGAGTAAAATGTCCCCCGAGATCATACTGGAATCTTTAATTTCGCCTAGGAAAAGCAACGATTCCTCGCGGCGACGATCAATTAACCCACCAATGACACGATGACAGTCATCAAAAATCCAACGAGAAAGTTCCGTTGTTGCACCAGGCCAATTTTCATTTTCAATGTGATCAATCAAAGTACTGTATAGGAAAGCCTCCCATCCAACCGAATGAATAAAAGAGATCAACGCTTCTTGCATCGAAGTATCTATGCCAAGGTTTAAGCGTTTGAGATCGTCTTCGATGATTTCCATGTCATGTGTCAGGTACTCCATTGCTTTCCTCTTGGAGCAACACTGACCTTTCTTTACTGTTGAACCGTCTGGATAGTATTGAGAACCATAACCAAACGTATAAGGTGCGCCACCAGTACTGGGATCAGGATAAGCACGTTCGCTGTATCCGGTATACTTCTTGATGATGTTAATTGCACGCGCAAAACAAGACATGGGAAGTAACCTGGCTATCTCCCATAATAAACATATATTATGTAAAGGTGTTAACCTTTGCCTTGCCCAATCTTTTTCTTTCTTCCGTGGCTAGGTTTTGAGTGCATGCCTTGACCCTGCTTGGTGCCCTTGGGACGACCTTCTTTCTTTTGAGTGAGCGTCTTTACTTTATTCATTTAAGTCACCAACTGAAGTTACAACTCCACCAGCCGGGTGTTAATTTATCTTTCTTATCAGAACAGTTGTGTCGTGCTTTAAAGTTAGCACGCCTTTTTTCGTCTTTGTGTTGAAGATAATCGTCATAGCCCCTGGCACCAAAACGAACAATAGCCTCTTTACCATCCTGACAAGCCTTTACCACATACTTGTGCTTGTCCCCTTTAGGAGCGCGTTGTGGCTTATTACAAGCCATCTCACTCTTCTGGTAACGCTTGGCGGCAGTAACAGCTTGCTTTCGTTTGTCTGCCATTAGAGACCCTTGAACATGGAAGTAAACTCACCCAGGATGGATGCACCAGACTTGGATTTAGTTGTGGGCTCATCTTCATCTTCACCCATTGCAATTCTAAAGTAACTATTTGTTTTAGGCTCTGGTTTATCTGTTGTTTTTTCTGGTTCATCCGCGTCAAAGAAACTTTCAATAGTACCAAGGGAGGCAAATGGATCTGTGAAGTCAAGCCCTGATGTTTTTAGTGATTCATTTTTGCCTGATTTAGTGAGTAGTACCTGTTCACTTCTATCCATATCAGGGAAAAAATCATTGTAAAACTCATCCTCTGTTCCTTTAAATCCAGCGGATTGGAATGTTTTGTATAACTCTGTCTCGCCTTTTATTTCCTTTCCTGTATAGTCCTCAGGTCGTTCAATGTAAGTAATACCAAGTTTTTCTTGTGTAGGCTTCTGCCGCTTCTCATTTAAGTATTTAATATTCTCACGGATCTCTTGTGCTGAACCCGTGCGCAACGTTTCTTTCACATATTCTTTCAATTCGTCTATGGTTCCTTTGAAATTGTCTATCCCATAACGCTTCAGTACTTCGTCCCAAGTTCCTTTATCATTTGGATCTAAACCTTGCAACATCTCGTCTGCAAACTCATCCGGGGTTATAAACTGACCAAATACAGAGCCAGACTTTAAAGCCTCTTCTTTAAGTGCGGGAAGAATCTGTGTATAAATATAGTCACTAACTTTGCTTGTATTTAAGATATCATCTGCTGGGTCATAACCCTTTCCTTGCCCCTTTACTTGGAAGTGCATGCGAGCAAACGCGTCTTTATCTTCGATGTTTACACCAAATCTATATGCCTGTGACCTCCAGTATTCATCGCCCTTCTTGGCTGCTTCCCAATCAGCTGCAACGGTTGAAGCCTGATCTGCATAGGCGTTTTCCCTAGCCTTATCTCCCGTGGGGTTGAAGTAAAAATTAGAATCAAAGTAACGTCCCGGTGTAGCTTTAATTTGATCTAGGTAAGATTTAGCTCGTACATCTGCAACCAACTTGGCTGCGTTCATGATATCTTGTGTTTGGAAAGGGTTTTGTTCTGATTGACGAACGTCAAGATACTCAACAAACTCATCCATAGATTTTGATTGGTTAAAGCGTGGGGTCAAATATTTATCCACAAACTCCTTAGCGAAACCGGCTTCTATCTTTACTTGCTCTTTGGCTTCATCTGTTGTGTAACCAAGTTCAAGATTTTGATTGTACTTTGTTTTTAATGTTTCATCAAACCATTTCTGCCAATTGTAAACAGTGTTATTTGTATCGACACCAGTCACTTTTGTCAACGATTTTTCCAGGGATTCCTGTGACTTACCACCGCCCATGAAAGAGAGGACACCACCAACGCCACTGTCCCCAAGTATGGAGTTACTAAGTTCTTTGTTGATATCCGTAATTTCACTAAATGCACTAAAGCCTTTGAACATAGACATCTCTTGCTCACGGGCTTTGGCTTTTTTCATTTCGTCAATGGTCTGTTTAAGTACGTCTTGTGTCAACGCCCCAAAACGTTTTACGTCCACAGTTGCCTTCTCACCTACTGCTTCTCCTAACGCATCTTCTAATTCCGTAATGCCATACCCAGCGTTTGCGTTGTAATTCAGTCGGACAATCTGGTCCTCTGGCCGATCAGATAAACGAAATAACGCAGCAAATTCATCTGGTTTGTTGATGTCAAGAAACTTTTCTTTTGCTTGTTCTTTCCAATAAGAATCCCCATTTTTAGCTTTCTCCCATTCAGATACAACAGCCGGTATATTCAAAAGGCGATCAGTTTGTGTGTTTGTATCCACACCTAGCTGAAGAGTTCTTGCTGCCTGTAAATCAGCGTCGGTTGGCGTTTTTTCTACGTATTCGTTTGCTGCCGCAGTAATCTCTGCTTTGTTCCCGCGCAGACCAGCGGGCTTACCTTGGGTTGTGTAATGTTGTAGATAAAAACCACCCTCACCATATCGTTGAGTGATATCGATATCATCATTAGCAACAGCAGAAGCCCATTGCTGAGCGGCTGCTGGACTCTGGGTCTTGTAATAAGAAGAATTGAATTCACCATAAGGAGGCCTGGCTCCAAGCTTTGGGTCCCACTGTTGAAGTTTTTCGGTTGAGTAAAAAGCTTTGTAGTAATTTTCAAGCGTTGTTTTCAAAGCAGGGTCTATACCTTGGGTATCCCTAATTGTTTGTCTTTGAGCAACGTAATCACCACCCTTAGTAGCAGACGCT